TTGCCAAATACCAGATGTTACAATACCTGTATCTTCACTCACATCATCCGCTGTAAAATTTTTATATGCTGACATTATTATTCTCCGTATCCTCCACCAGTTCTAGGTCCTGGTCCTTGTGCACTAACTCCACCTTGTGATTCTAACAACGGTCTATCTTGTTTTTGTAATGGATCTGTGGTTGAAGCAACATCTGCTTTAACACTAATAGTAACTGTTTGAACCAAACCAGAGTCAACCCCTTGTATGGTTACTGTAGTTGTAGCCGCAGTATTTATTGATTGTGATCTTAAAACAACACTACCTCCAGTTTTACTTCTAACTGGTCCTTCACCACTAAATCTTACAATGTTAGTATTTTCTATTGAAAACACATATGATTCAGCAGGAGAACCTACAGTCGTTGGAGACAACGCTATATCAGTATCTTTATCAACATCGGTATAACTAGTACTATCAATATTTAATGATGAACCAGCTGATGATTCGTTAACTAAAAAACTACGAAATGTAGTTCTAGCTGGTGTAGCTTCTAATAAAGACATATTTTCAATAACTGCTCCATACGAATCAGTTCCATTTGGATGAGTAACATCATATAGGGTATAATCTACCTCTTCATCACTCAATGCAAATTTTGTTATGTTTAAATCACCACCAGATGCTAATATTTCACGACCTCTTTTTGTTAATATTGCATCTACGGTTATACTTGAATTATCTAAAAATCCCATATTTTTATCTCCAATGATTGTTGTATTGATATAACTTTTCTATAAATAAATATCTATGATTATTTTTTTTTAACATTTTATCTTCTACCTTGATTACCACCACGGTCACCTCTTACATTTCTTCTTCTAGTCTTTCTTCTTTTTGGTGTAACTTTTTTCTTTTCATTACTTTGATTTACAGAAAGTTTAGATATACCCTTAGTAGTTGGTACAGCAACTGTTGGTGCTGTTTGAGTAACTATAAATGGTAAATCACCATCAAGAGTTGTATCTGAAGTATTTTTTACACCTTCATAAAACAGTCTTCTAAGGGATATGGTGTCTTGATATCCTGTATCTTTATCAGATTCATGTAGAGAACGAGAACTATATAAATTTTCAAATTTATCTATGCTGTATTTTGAACTTAAAGACCAGCTTATTTCACTATTGTAACTAAATTTATACTCTTGATTACGTTCTGATAACCTTTGGTTCATTACCATCGCTCCAGTCGCTTCTTGATATACATGACTTGGCCCACCATAATTAACAGCACCACTTATATATGTATTTCTATCTTCAAAATTGTCATTGGCTGCAAACTTATATAAAGATGGTAATTCAAATGACCTTACACTTTTATCTATCTCACCTTCGTAAAATGGATACTCAGTTTCTATTGTCAAAACAGAATGACTAGCTTCTTGATAAACACCATCTGTGTCTGAGTTATAGTGAAAATTGGTTAAATTAATTTTAGATTCATATTGTATATCTTCAAAAGATGGATTATTTCTTTGTATGGGGTTTTTTGACCTTTCAAAAATATTAGGTTCTATCACAGTTCCAAGTTGAGGTTTTGTTCTCATTGGTATTAATTTTCTTATTTGTTTAAATACTGATTGGTCATAGTATTTTATTAAATGCATATAATCCCAAAAATCATTATTATCTGAATATTTTTGAAAATACTTATTTGAAGATTCTTTTAACTCTGGATATTCTAATCTAAAATTATCTCGTGGATCTCCTAATATTTGATTAAAATCTAAATTTGCAAATGAACTTATTATATCATCATTTACAGCATCTGTTGGTGAAAAGTAAATACCAACCTTGTTAGAATCTACTGGTGAAAAATCATTTGAACTAAAATCAAATCTTTCAATTGTACTTAAACTAGCACCACTACCACTTAAAAAATTATTTTCAATTCTAATTTTATCTGTGTTTCTACGATTAGGACCATAATTAGGTATAAAAGTTTTTGTTTCATCAACTACAGATTCAAAAGTATTTTTACCAGCAAACCCTATAGCATTACCAGTTGTAGTTGTAGTTTGATTAGAACTTACATCTCTAATAGTTGTACCATCAGACAAAGCGGTATCATCATCAAATGAATATCTTATCACTAGACTTTCGTATGAAGAAGATGGTGTGTTACCAATATAAGATTTCGGGTCACTTACATGATTATCAAAAAATTGTTCTTTTAATGGTTCATTCCATAATCTAAATTCCATTATAGAACCTGTGAGTTGATTACCAAATACAGAACTTGGTTTACCACCTATAAACAAGTCACCACTGCCAGTCCAAGAGGCATTATAAGATGATGATGCCGTGTTAGAACCAGATATGTATAATGATGTATTTGATGATTGAACAATTCTATCCAATCCATCTGAATATTTCTTTACAAATAATTGATAATTTATACCATTATCTATAATATCTGAGTTTGTTGGTAATTTTCTTAAAGACACATCATCAAAAAATATAGTTGATAGTGATTTGTGATTTTCAAATCTAACACCTAGTTTAGTAGTATTTGGAAATCTTATTGTTTTTGTTACAGATATTTCTTTCCATTCATCTTCAACCAATCCAACCTTTTCAGACGATTTTATACCACCTAGTGATGTTATAGATTCTTGATTAGAATTTACATCTTCATCATGATTTACAATATTTTCATCTGAATCTAATTCAAAAATCTTTAGTCTGCCCACAGAATCTACAGTACTACCTGATGCTTTTGCAAAAGCTGAGAATGTGTATGTTTGTCCACTTGTAACATTTGCAATAGAAGCTGATTGTGGACCTCTATGAAATCCAAGTGTATGTGAAACATTTTGTGCACCAAAAAAAGGAGAATTAACAGTATTAGTAAGTTGTAAGGATTTTGTACCTGTTCTAGCCACTCCAGAACTACTTACTATTTTAGCTTCACCAAAATGAGCATTAGGTAAAGTAGTGCGAAATGGTGGATTAAATAATGAGCTGGTTTCAAAAGATGTAAATGAAAATAGTTCTTCATCTACTTTTTCTTTTTTTAACATTAATGAATAATAGTCTCCATCAAAAACTGGTAATAGAGATGAACTAACTTCTTTATGACCTGTAGAGCCTGATAGAACAAATGAAACAGTTCCAAGATTATCAGTAGCTCCGTTATCTTTTAATTTTATTGCCCAATTATCATCTTTTTGTATTAAAACTTGGTCTGAACCACTAACGGATCTAAATCTTAATTCTATTGTTTCTGGTTTACGACTTGTTGTACTGTCATCAGCCCAACTACTTGAAACATACTGACCACTTCTAAATCCAAGTGCTTTTGTAAATCTTCTTTTTGTTTCAAACGGAGCTCTCTTAACATCTACATCCATACCACCATATTCTCTTATATTCAATATAGTAGACGGAATACCATAACAATTTAATATAGCTTTTATTGAAGCTTTAGTACCTTTTGATTTTAAAATAAAAGGCATACTGGCTATTAATCGTTTTGTTATCTCTTTAGATACATCAGCCTCTGTTGGTGAACTTAAAGAACCAGACGTGTAAAGTGAATATGATGTCCCACTCAACTTTCTTCCAAATCCATATCTACTTAAATCTAATAAATCTTTACCATCTTGGGTAGTCCAACCTAAAGATTTTGATAAATTAAAAACTAAATCTTTTGAAAATCCATCTTCTAAATCAAATCTTCTATCTGTAATATCAGACATTGATTTTATGTAAGACCATAATTCATCAAACTGTTGACCAATCATATCCATAAAATCTAAAAATTCAATGTTCTCTCTATCATTTCGCACATGGTCTGGTAATAAGTTAACTAATCTATTACCATTATTCGTATCATAAAAAGAAGCACTATATAATTGACCAGTCTTATTAGATATAGAACCATACCAATCTGTAAAATCCGAATGTGATGAACTTACAGGTTTATATGGATCTTCATACGTTCCACTACCATTTTTTGGCCAAGAAGCATCGTTAAATTCTCCGAGAGAACTAGTAACATATGTTGATTTTGTGTTGTAAAGATATTTTTCATAACCATCAAAATTATTTTTTATATCTCTAATATTATCATGATGTATTTTTAAATCTACAGACGCGTTGGTTACACCGACAAAAGAAGAACTAAGTTGTGTTTGTTTTTCAATTTGTTCTATTTTATATTTAAAGTTTTTTAATCTTTTTTCTGCGGATGAAAAATTTATAAAGTTTTCATATTGAGAATAATCTACACTTAATTCTACTGCAGTTTCTTTTAAAAATTTATCCTCTATCTCATCTTTTAATCTATCATCGGTTGTGACTAAATCGTCATAAGTTTTAAATTCAGTTGCTCTTTTTGTTATTGGAGAATCTTGTGGTAAATTATCTCTTGGTATTAATACTTGAACTTCTTCATCCTCTTGAGCATATCCAACTAGTTCTACTGTTTCCATTAAAGGTGGTAACATCTCACGGACAACATATACTTGGTCACCTTTATTTACATCATCTGGTAAAGGTTCATAAGTTTTATAAACAACTGAATAAGGTAATTGTGGTATTGTTTGATTGTCCACTTTTACATTTGTAACCAAATATCTTTTATCATCACCAAAATGTAAATATGTATCTAAGTCTTTTCTGTCTAGAGACTTGTGTGAAATTAACCAATTATTATACGTTTCATTTGGTAATGGTTGTGTCCAATCATCATCATCACCTGGTTCTAGTGGTTGTATTTTATCATATATTTCTTGATAACTTTGGTCTATCTCTATTGTTGATCCTGCTACTCCAACTATTTTTGCAACAAACGGAGCATACTCTAAACTATATGGTGGTGGAATATCCTCTTCTGGAGTGAATCCTGGTGCATGTGGTATTATACTTATTGGAATAATACCTAGTTCTTCTTCACCATTATCCATTAAAGTACCATTACGGTTTATACGTTTTTTATGAATAACTTTTATTTCAATAACTGTTATTGAGGTTAATACATCAGGGTAATCTCCTTCATTTAATCTCCAAGTTTGACTAGGACCTAACCTAGTACCAATTACTTGACCATCCTTTAACATTTCCCATTCAATACTATCTGCTTCATTAAAATCTACATCAGTAGTATCAATTTCTATAGTAAATGGTTCATCATATCGTACTATTGTTGATGGAAATAATTGAGCATCATCGTAAAAACCTTCTGTTAAAATAAGTTTACCTAGATATAAATCTTTTATTTCATTTAATTGACCGCTAGGTCCACCCAACTCTTCTACAGGAACAGTATCTACCTCAGGAATTGGTTGAGGAAAAAATATTGGTAATTCTTTATATGGTCTTCTACTCATCTTATTACGATGTCCTAAATATATTAGGTATAGCGGTGACTTCAGTTCTTTGAGTGGCGTTGTCTTTAACTGTAAGTTGACATCCAACTTTACATCCCCCACTATGACATGAAACTCTCACTCTTGCACCTGGTCGAGCGTTAGGTGGAAATGTATCCACATTTCTATCAGCGGGATTTAATGTTATACTAGCCTTTAATCCATTACCAGAAGAATCTTCAGTTGCATAAAGATTATTGTCTGGAACAGAGTCTATACTAATGTCACCGTTATTATCACCACCATTTGGTTTGTATTTTCTTTTTAAAATATTTAGATTAAAACTTGTGGTTGTATTAAACATATTTCTATTTCTATCAACATCCCAACCAAAAAATTCCCAAGTATAAGTAACAGAACTATCAGTAAAAAACGTGGAGTTACTTTCCAAATCAACCGTGGCAACACCTTCACTTCGATTAAAAATTACAGTATTAAAAATAGGCTCTTCTAATGCAACGATATTTTCTATTCTTCCTTGTAATCCATAATCAGATTTTACTTTATAATCTGGATCGGTATATTCGTCTAAATATTTATCAGTAGTAATGCCTATGTCACGTAAAGCTTTAGCATCTTCTTTTGTTCCTGTTGATTGTTCACCTGTAACTGGATTTGTAATGACATCATCTTTTCTAAACCCTTCAAAATATCTATGTTGGATTCCTAAATATCTATCACCATATTGATTTCCATTATTTTGTTTTGGTGCACCAACAATTAATTCTACTATTCTAAAACTAGCACGTTGTTCGTCTCCTCCAAATATTTCATAATCCTCGTAACCCAAATCTTGACCACTTGTTGCAATAGGTGTTTCTATTTTTCTTGTAACAAAAAAATTAGGAATGGTTAACATACCACCTTTCATAGATTCCATAAATCTACCTTCATTCATGCCAGTTACAGGTATAAATCTTATTTGTTTTGAAGTTTCTTTTTCCTCTGCAGTTCCCACAAATTCAATATTACTAATTGGAGTTTCGTCTGCTTGATACTTTGTTTGTTTAGAACCTAATTTATAGAATCTTCTTAAATAGTCCTCATCTCTAATATTTTGTGTTATTAATCTTAATTCAGTACGTGAGTCTGATATTTCATGTACATTATATTTATCTTCTTTTATAAATAAAGAATTACCAATTTCATTTTCATTAACTTCACCATTATAAACTTGACCGTCCACATCAGTAACTAAGGTTTGAGGTGAACCTGCCATTTTTCTTAAAAAATTATATAATACATTAAACCTACCTCTATCATAACCCATTTTTCTAAGTATCGTACCAGTTTTTATTCTTATACCACCCTCTTCTTCATCGTAAATATAATCAGTATTATCAACAACACCAGTTTCTAAAAGATTATTTTGAGTATCATGAATTAAAATTTCAATGTAATCATCAGAAGTTCCAAATGGTGGCCCTAAATATGCGTCTTTATCAGAGCCATATTCTATCTTTTCGTTACTTGTTAATACTTCAGCATCTGATTCACTAAGATTAGTGGTATTCGAAGAATCTAATAAATCAAGAAATGCTTGTTGTCTTGCATTTTCTGCCTTTTTAGCAGCTTGTTTTGCTTTTCTTTTTTGAGATTTATTGTATTTATATGCTGCGTATATTAGTACATCGTATGGCATTAGCTTACTGGCTCCCCTTCTGGTATACTATCTAAAGTTTCATCGGTTACAGTTTTTACCAATTTCCAATCACCAGCAGTTGCATAAAAACTTTGCAAATCAGGAAATGGTCTTTTTTGAAATCCTTCTATTAACCACTTTCTAGGATCGTTTACATTCGTACTTGTGATTGTATCTCCGTTTTTCAAATCATCTGGTAACGGATCTGCTATTTCTACTTGTATTAGTTCTTTAATACCTCTGTCAATTAATTTTTCTGAGTTTTGATTTTTTACAGTTTTATTTAATTGATCAGACTGTAATGAACAAGACTCCTTTTCTATCAAATCTTTAAAATCAGTATATCCTGTTGAACTTTGAACATTTGTTCTATTCAATTCTGTTTCTAATGTTGAGTAGTCTGAATTATTTATCAATGCAGCATCTTCAATTCCCATTCTTGTGGTTATATCTTCAAATGAATATAAAACATCATTATTATCTCTAAAAAAATTTAGAGCACGATTAACTAATTTAGAAATGTATGTACTTCTAAGTTTGTCTATAAATTCATTATAGAACCCTATATTTGATAACTCTTCTTTTGTGTAAGGCATTATTGTGTTACCTTGAATGTAAATCCCTCATCAAAATATTGGTCTAATTCATCAACACCACTACCACTTTGAATCCTATATTCTAATCGATAGTATCTTTCGGGTTGATAACCATTTAAATCTAACATAAAATAATTACCAGTAGAATCACAACTTATTTTAGAACCACTACCGTATGGCACTATAACCTCATCTGTTTCAGCATCTTTAATAGAATAATAAGACGAACCACTTGGTAAATATTTTATAGACAAATTTGCTGGGGTTGTAGAATATGTAGCTTCAGGAAATCTTTCTTTTCCCACCAATCTAAATCTTGCTTTTGATTTCTCTTTATACTCAGGTCGTAGTCCTTTCATATAAATAATCATATCTTCTAAATTTGTTTGAGTTAGTGGTGATAAAGAACCAGTGCTCCATTTAGAATCATCCCAAACTGTTTCTAATGTGGGTGGATACTTTGTGTGTGTATCTGATGAGAAAAAGGATAGATTACCAAATCTTGTTGTATTACCCTCATCGGTGGTTGAACTTAAATTACCCACACTACCACTCCTTTTTACTATAAAACCTTCATTTGGTATTGTGCCTTCTAACCACTTATTCATAATATCAGTAACATCCATTCTCACATCAACTGTTTCATGACCAATTGAATGGGATGCTTCATATCCACTTCCACTAAACCAAGTACATCCCGAAGCACTTACAGTTCTCTCCCAAAGAGTACCATCGTCTTCACCAAATCTAAAATTCCAACTTGCACCATCAGTAGTTTGTGGATTATCATACGACCTACCTTGTCCCATTGTCCATGACTGACTAACTGGATAAGCAAAGATACTTTGTGATGTATTTAAATTAGAAGATTTTGCATCAAATAAATTAAGATAAAATGATGGATTGGTTATCGTACCGTTACCAATTGATGCTGATATTTGACTAATATTAAATCTAATTAAAACTCTTGATACATTTATAGTATCACCAGAATCACTAACTTCTTTTCTAATTTCTAATATCTCATCTAATCCAGCGTTTAAACTACCACTATTTTGATATAAAGTTGTATCTTTTTCTCCAAATGTAAAAAAATGCATTTAACTACTCCCTTACCCCTAAATTGTCACCAAGAACTTTACCCTTAATATCTGTGTTTGGATATTTAACTTCAAATATACTAGGATCTAATGCTGGATATAAAACTCCACCACGTATGGATGTGTTTATATCAAAAAAGTTACCAGAATATCCTTGTGCAAATTGATATTTATTTTCTATTACAATTGGTAAATTATTTGGATTATTTTCTCGTGGATTAACAATACTAGCAACACCATCTACTAAAGATAGTTCATAAACTAAATCTGTTAAAACTATTGGTTGACCTATTTGCCACCTATCAATATCAAAGAAATCTTGTACTGTAGTCACACAACGTAATAATACTTCTTGTTTATTAAAACCAACTTTTGTTAATATTGCAAAATTTACACCTATGTTAATTATGTAAGCGTCTTTAATATTTATTGCATCCGTGACTAATCTATACTGTGACAAGTAAGTTTTTAAATTTTGTTTACTAGTTTGTGTTAGTGGTGCCAATTTTTTATTACCATCAAATCCAAGAGTATACATATTCATTGCTAGTGGATTTGGGATATTATTAACTTGTAAATCACGTAATTCAGTACCAACATCTGAAGCTGTTATTTTTCTTGATAATCTATCAGCCATACCAACTTTACTAAGTTGTTCATCTTGTGACATATGTACTTTAGCAACCGTTCCGTATTTTGGTGGTAAAGAATATGCTCTGACAATGTAATCTTCCTTTGTTACAGTTCTTTGTTGTGATTGGAAATATGCCAATGCGTTTTCTCTTGTTTCTCTAACAGTTTCACCAGACGAACCACCTGTCGCTGGTTTTGGATTAGTAAAGGAAACAGAATCTTTTGATTCTTGTATTAGTGAAGTATTAAGACCGTTTTCACTAATAGTAAAATTTATAGGTCCTAATTGATTAACATCACCAGTATTTACGTTATCGTCAATACCACCACCATGAGAATATTCTATTGTGAGGGTTGTGTTTGCTGGTGCCAATCCAAATGTACTTGTCTTTAAAAAATTTGAAGGATCGAAAGCTGTAGTTAAATATGTTGGACTACCAGGTAAACTTGAACCAACATTTGTTGGATTTGGAATTATTTCTTCATCAGGATTATCTGATATACCAGCTCCAAATCTTAAAATAGTTTCATCATTCTCATTTATAAAAGTTGTAAATCTACGAGATACTTTTTTAAGTTTTAAAATATATGAAGCTAATTCTCTATCTCCAACAGATGATGGATCGTTAGCTGAATTATTTTCCATTTCTTCAAAAACAGTATCTCTAGCTAATGAATCCACTTCGTACCATTT